TTAGTATTATCTGCACTAGTAAAACTTATTTGAGATAATCCTCCATCTCCTACCGAGTAAGTTGTATCTGTAAATACTGCTCCAGCAGGTACGTTAGTCAAAACTTGAGTATCATCTACTTTACCATCTAAAGATGTTGTACTAGCCTTTAAATCCAAAGCTGTCTGTGTTGCTGTAGATACGGGTTTATTGGCATCCGATGTATTGTTTACGTTAGACAACCCAACTTGTGTCTGTGTAACAGAATGTGGATTACTTATATCTGCAGTATGTGCAGCTAAAGCAGTAGTATCAGCCTTCAAGCCTATAGCTGTACTTTGTGCTGTACTAACAGGTTTATTTACGTCTGATGTGTTATCAACGTTTCCAAGACCTACTTCTGATTTATCTGGAGCATGTCCTGTATGAAAATTAATAGATGTAGCAGCATAAGCATCTTCTGCCCTTAAAACGCCTGATGTGGCTGTAGGACTTGTTGTTAAATCCGTTTCATAAAGGATACCTATAATTTCAGGTAAAGTTAAATCTTGTAATCGCACAGGGTCAGATGGATTTGCAGGAGTAGGGAGGTTTAAGATACGGTTATTATTCATATCTAAGTTGTATTCTATTTGATTCGGAGTGTCCCCTACTCTAGATAGCAAGTCTTCTTGCGAGACAGCAATTTTTTCTAGTTCTGCATTGAGAGCTTCTAGTGAAGTTTTCTGTCCTGATGTGGTATAACGTGCCATTATAATGTTCCTGTTTTAAAATAAAGACCCTTCAAAGGGGAGTTCGCTACTTGTGGGGTCATTCTGAAAAACTATATTAGCTATGTTGTTTGAAATAACTGTCCCCTTAAACAGAGTATCAATATTAGTATTAGAGTAAGACCCACCTCTCATGTTCAAAGTGAATTCCACACTAACATCACAAATTGCATTAACAATCTCAATCTCACAGTTTTCTATTGTAAAGGTAGATCCTCCACCCGTACGTGGTACAAAAACCTCTCGAAAGGAAGATACTACATCATTTATGAATTGACAGTTAACAGCTTTATTCTTTCGAGTCATATGGTAAAGACCGCGAGAGTTTGTAAACTTAGAGTCTTGTATTATGTTGCTTTGATCACCATCTGTTAAATCTTCTTCTGCTCCTGCTCCAGCAACTTGCCCCCCTAAGTACACACCATAGGAACAATTTACTAAGTCACACCTGATGAATGTATTTTCCCTACATCCGTTGTGCTGTGTTAAATAGGAAGCGTTTGTTCCTTGGAAGTCTATGCAGTCCATTACTTTGTTTCTGTGACTAAAAGATATAGAAGCGCAGTGTCTCCCCTCATGGCTCTTCAAATACTGAGCTGTATTATCATTTCCATCACTTAGTTGTCCAGCGTATGCTAAACCGTTAGTACCTGCTGCTGTAGGTGACTTTTGATATATACCTGACAAGTAAGAATCTGCACAGCAAACTAACTCGGCTACTCCAGAAGCATTATATAAAGAATTAAAATTACTTATTGTTATACCTACACAATAACTAGCTCGTACACCCATTCCATAGTATTGAGATGATCTGTTGGGAGCAAACTTAATTAAAGACGGCCCTTCCATTCTAGAGTTTGTGTTAGGTACATCTAACCTCGAAACTTGAGAACCCGAAGCTAATTGCCTTATAGGAAGAGTTCTATCCGTATAAACTATGTTACCAAAAATATCTGTAATAATGCATACATGCTTATTAATGCGTATAGCATCACCTTCTTGGAAGGCACTTGCATTTATAACTGAGAAAGAGTTACCGCCTTTATTTGTTACGGCTGCTGTTGTAGTAAGGACTGTCTCATTAGTGCTTGTCCCGTTTACATCTACGTTTATGCTGTACAAAGCTTTTGTTGTTGAACTTGATTCTCCTGCCCCTAAGAATGTAACTACGCAATTACTTGCATGGGAAACTTCTTTAAAGCCTTTATTGAACAGTACAAAACCTGAGAGAGAAAAGCTTGTACTATCTATATATAAACTTCTCTTAGGGTTTAACTGTGCAGCTAATGCTTGGAGGTTAGCAGTGTAATCTGCGCCATCTGACCTCATACCTCCCATACTACTTGTTAGTACATTAGATATATTCTTAGCTACATCTCCTGATGCTACATAGAAATCTACATATCCATCTGGTACTACACCGTAATCGGCTGGAGACAGAATAATAAAATCCATATTAGGTACAGGGGCTTCATTTGTGTAATACCGTCTTGTTGATACAACCAAACCCCTTACTGGACTACTACTTATTAAGTCTGCAACATTATCAAATAGAGGTCTTAAAGCTACTTCATCTAATAGGCTTGTAGTATTATTTGCTATATCTGTAGTATTAGCAGAAATATTAGTAGTATTATTTGATATAGCTGTAGCGTTAGCAGAAATATTAGTATTTTGTGTAGTTTGTTCGGTTTGCAAGCTTGTTATTTGAGTAGCATTGATTCCTGTTTCATCTTCTGTATCTGTGACACGAAGAGTTAAAGCTGTAAGACTTTCTTCTGTAGCAGCCTCACCTATGTTTTCAGCATTAAGTTTGACCTGAGTGTCGAGTAGTTTGTCAGCGTTCTTTAGGGAAGTTGCGCCTGTAAGATAATTGGTTGTTGGGTCTGCGGAGTAAGTCCCGTCTGTCTCTAACCCAGCTCCCGTTTGAATTGCATCAATTCTATTTCCTAGTGTAGTATCTGCCAATAAAAATTTTTGATCTAAAGCCAGAAGTTCGGAAGTATTATTTTTAGATAAGTTTAAATCCGATCTTTTTCTCTGTCTCTCTTCACCACGTATTCTATTCTTATGACTTACGGGTATACGACTCATCGAGCCTTACCTTGTAGCTTTTCTACTGTACGTAAGCCAGCTAATCCTAACATTGCTAATGTAAGCTCCATCATAACTTCAAGAGGAAGAACTGGAGAACCTACTTCAGGCATAATCCACTGGATTACAGGATTGATAACAAAAGAGAATAAGAATCCTAATCCACATACCCAAAGAATAAAGGGTCTAGCACCAGCTACGAAAACACTTCTGTGCTGTGTTTGTGCTTTTGTTATTTCAGCTTGAGCAAGGGCAGGTTGTAAAAAGAGTCTTTGCTTAATAATTTCTTTATCCAATTTTTCTTCATCAGAAGTGAATAAAGCATCAAGAACATTACCTACAGCTTCTATAGGTTCTGATACTGCCTTACTTCCTGATAACCAATTAAATATACTCAAAGAAACTCCAAAAGAATACTAGGGCAAGAGGAACACATCCTACGATACCCGTAGCTTGAAAGAATAATGTACAAGAAGTCCTCTTAAAGAGGTCTGCACATACGTGTAACATGGAAAGTTACACTAGAACTATTGGAAGTATGTTTACATACGACCTTGTTGTTAGCATTATGATTAGTATAGATAGAAGTTATAAATAAAGCAAGTCTACATAAATAAAATTTATTAATCATCCGACTGCTACTGTGCGAAGTATGACTTCAGTCATGGTGAGCAAAAGCAAAGTCGTATTACCGAGGCTAATTTTTGTAAAAATTTGTGGAGTGTTATGCATACACACACCGTGGGAAGCAAACCCCCTGCTGGGGGCAATCATCCAGCGAAGCTGGTATACGTTATGTTATAACATTACAATTACGGACGACGAGAGGAGGCCTAGCAATCCTAAAGGATTACCAGCCTAGGTACTTGTTCTGTATATAGTTAATGAATAGGACAAGTCCTATCCATTCCACTTATCAGTGCTTAGATTGTTACTTGTATGTCTATATGTATTTATATAGCTATTGTTTGTATCATTCAAACTTATAGATAATGCTGTTTACTATTTGTACAGTGGTCTAATCTCTTTCAAGGAATAGTAAGGTTAGGGTTTAAGTATTATGCTCTTAGAATGGCTTATAGGACGTTTTATGAGTATTGTATGTTTATACATATGTACAGATTAACTGTTGACTCCTCTTCTTATTCTATGATACGCGCATACGCGGTTCATCATACTGCTATCAGAGGACAACTGGTCTGAACAGTTAAAAGCAATTGGACAATGCCCATATTCTGTCCATACTGTTCAACAGCGGAAACAAAACCAGTATTCGCACTAAATGATAATCATTCTCAACAAGGAAAATAAAAATGAAAGCATCAGTAGTATTAGCAGTAGCAGCGAGCAAGGCAGGTAAGAATTTTCTAGCTCAGGATTTGGCTTTATTGGCTTGCGAAGGGATTGATACAAATGGCTATGACAGGTTAACATTTTGTTATTTTGCTGAGTCGGGTAGTCGTGGATTTATAGATAACGGACATCAGGGTGAACTAAATTCAGTAGCCTTAAACTTATTGACTGAAGGCTACTAATGTTCTTGTATAAAGGGCAGTACTACACATTACAACAGCTTATTATTTTAATCAAATCAAAGGGCATATTATGACAATTCAAGCAATCAATAAAAAGTATAATACAAAGGTTAATAAGGCTTATAGAGCATTACGCAAGTATTACACTTTAGTAGACTTAGAAGATACCTTAGAGCTGTACAGTACCGCAATGTCTAGGCTCGAATCTAAACAAGAAAGGGCGCATAACATTTACATAGATACGCTGGACGAAATGCCACTAAGGGAGCAAATCAACTTGTCAAAGCAACATCTTGCACTACATGGGTATACATAGCGGATTAATAATGTTGATATAGAGCACTGCTATCAGAGTGTTTTATGTCAAACTTATTATCTTTTAACATTCATCATAGGAATAAAACAATGACAATTTTATTAACATCATTCAGTGCAAAGTTAGACAAATCACAATCAGATGAATGGCTCAATGCCGTTATGTATCTTGACCCAAGCTTTAATAAGTCAGTATGTAAGGGTCGTTCAAAAGGTTGCTATGAGTCATGCTTGGTTAATAGCGGGCGTATGGGTATGACAATGGCTGTAAATGCTAGACGTAACAGAACAGACAGACTTTTTAATCAACGCGATTTATTCATGATTCAACTCAAGGGCGAAATAGCTAGCAAACTAGCTCAGGCACAAAAACAGGGGAAGCGGTTAGCTATTCGCTTAAATGGTACAAGTGATCTAGATTGGTCAGAGGTTTACAACACTTTTCCGATGATACAATTTTATGAGTACACAAAAAGACCAGACCTAGCTAAAAAATTAGCCAAGATAGATAATGTAGACGTGACATTCAGCAAGCATGAGAATCACAGTGACAAAGCAGTCAAAAAAGTATTAGCTAGTGGGGTTAATGTTGCCGTAGTCTTCAATGGTAAAGTACCTGACAGTTATATTGATATAAAAGTTATCGACGGTGACAAGCACGACCGTCGATTTGAAGACGACAAAGGGCGCATCATCGGACTTAAGTTGAAAGGCACTAATAGAGTTAAACAACTCGCCATACAATCGGGGTTCGCAGTATGATGTATATTAAACCTTTAAATATGTGGGACAATGCCACACAAAAAGCGGTAATCAGTGGGCAAATAAAACTCCAAGCTGGCCAGTGGGTTAGGTGTGGCGGTGGTCGTCTTAGTCGCTTTGTATGTGTACGTAACACGGTGTTATGGTTGGTTCATTGGCAAGGTACAACAAGGGCGACAGAGAAAAAATTCCAGTCATTACTTCAAGCAAGCAAGGGGAGAAAAGAAAATGTATAGCACAAAATTTATTAAACGAGGCTTGTATGAGTTACATTGTAATAAGCTTGGCAATGTTGGGGTTGCCTTTCTTTATAGTGCAGGAAAATATGCCGTATCATTTGCTGACCCGTACCCGCTTACAATTACAGAGATGGAAGCCTTACAACAAGCATTAAAACAATTGGAGCAAGGCGAATGAATAAGATAACAGCAGTTGAATTCTATAACGCTAAATCTGAAACCTTAAACAAGGGAGCGGATTTTATATCAGCATCCCAATCCAAGTGCGGGGGGTATATCTCTCGCGCTTATCAAGTTGACACATACAACTTTGAATACGTCGAGAGTCGATACAATAAAGCAACAAAGCAGGTATTATATTTCGGTAGCAGGTAACTGCTATCATTAATGCTATCACGCGAATTTTTAAAAGGTAAAAATTATGCTATTAAACGAGAGAAAAATAGTACTAGGCATTCTTTCTTATGCATTAGCTAAGGGGCTATCTGTTAGCGTTAACGATGGGGAGGAAGACACGCTTGATTATTCTACAGACATCAATGAAATATTCGAGGCATTGGATACAACGGGGGATGATTACATCTTTTTTCATGACGCGGATAAAAAAAGCTTAGGGTATTACTGGTTTATCTATGGCAATGGTAATGAAGGGCTGGATGTTGTATCAGACTCCAGCATGACTAATCTAATAGATGAAATTGATCTACATATACAGGATTTAAAATTATGACAAATAAACAAATTATCGCAGAAATAAGAAGGGGTGCTAAAGAATACGGGTTAGTATTCAAGCAGGCGAATACCAGATTAAACGGCTCCTACTTATGGCAATTAAACGACCGTTTAAGCGAGGAGTGTGTTATGTCAAATTACCAACTCATAACGGCTTGGTCAGACTATTTGAGCGGGTACATGTCAAGCTACAACAAACAGACAGGTTATTTTGAGGGAGTAAGGTAATGATGCGGGACATAGTAAAGACAAGAGATGAGAAGGGTAATGTGAGCATTATGGGAGAGCATGATGATCGCCTCGATGCATTAGAACACGAGCAAATGCTCACAAAAGAATACCCTTTAATGTACGTTTGGATTGAGACAGTACACTATTGGAATGATGATGAGTAGCATGTTGGCTTATACATGTTTAGCCTTGGCAGTAGTAAGCATTATCATGATGCTAGATATTAAAGAGGATATTAAAAATAATAGGGTAACTGTGAAATATTTATGTATTCATGTCGTATTAATGATTAGTATGATTATTATTATGTGGGATATTATAGATTCTATATAACTGAAAAAAAAAGAAAAGGACAAAAGAAAAAAATGTATGACAAGAGCATACATTTTACGGGCTGACAGTGCAATCTAAAAATTCTCTGTCAACCCCCTTTTGCGACGAAACGCCCATAAAACGGGACGAATGACTGTTGATAACAGTTCTTATTTAGATTAAAGGTAGATTATGATATTCACACGTAATGAATTAGACACAAAAGACCACACTATTTTAAATAAATTAGTAGCATTTGGCGGTGACATAAAATACAGTAACGGACTGTTCATTTGGAACAGTAAAAGTTTTTCAGATGTTAAGAGCATGGAAAAACATATGGAGAAAATGAAATGAGCGGAACTTTTGTAGGTAAAATTGACTGTCCTAAATGTGGCAATGAAAACTCACTAAACATGTGGGAAGAAGACGATGTGAGGACAGGGTACTGTTTCCATCACAGTTGTAAGTCTTATTTCAATGAGAGAGCATTATCAGAAGCACCCGACAGTGATGTGGCGTACACAGAGAAAGAACCATATGACATCAGTTGGGTTAGTAATTTAAAGGCTATGGATAACGTCACAAGAGGTCTAAAAGCTGGTGCTTACAGACATTTCGGTGTCGTTCACGGGGTCAGCACTCAAGATGGGAGGACATTATCAGAAACATACTATCCATTACGTGATGCGGGAGGTGAAACGATAGCGTATAAAGTGCGTATACAGCAGCCTAAGAGTTTCTATGCGATGGGGCAAGTACGTGCTGGCCTACCCTTTGGCTGGAGGGAAGCATTAGAGCAAGGGGGTTATTCTCTGTACATAACGGAGGGGGAGGAGGACGCAGTAGCAGTTTATACAGCTTGGATGAGAGAAAAGAAACAGAAAGTAGCGGTTATCTCTCTAAAAAATGGCAGTAGTAGTGTAGTAAAATCGTTACAGCCTATTTTAAAGGACATCACAGATAAATATAAGCAGGTTGTGTTCCTACCAGATTGTGATAGCAGTGGAGAAGATGCTGTTAAAAGTATTCGCTCGTTGTTCCCTACTAATTACCCTGTGAAAATAGGGAAGTACAGTGAGAATGATGCAAATGACATGGTCAGGGAAGGTAAAGAGAAGGAATTAGTCTCAGCTTGTTACAATGCAGGTGTTCCATTGTCATCAGAGATAATAGCACCAGATTGGGACATGTTTGAAGAGCTAAAGAAACCATTGGAATTCGGATTGAGCTATCCTTGGCCTACACTCACAAAACTAACGAGAGGGCAGAGAGCTGGAGAGGTTATTTACTGGGGAGCACCTCCAAAAGGGGGCAAGACTACATTAGTCAATCTTTTGGCGGGTTGGAACATCAAAGAACACAATAGAAGAGTACTAATTGTGAGTCCAGAGTCACCTCCGAAGGCTACATTGAGAAGATTGTCAGGCTCATTAGTCAATAAGATATTCCATGATCCAAACATTGTAGTTAATCCTGATGATGTCGATAGAGCCAGAGGAATAATTGGCGACAAGCTACACATTTTTACAAAATGGCAGACACCTAATTGGGCAGATACTAGACAGTCTATCAAAGAAGAGGTGATGATGCAGGGTATTAAGGATGTGTACATAGACCCCATCACTAATTTCTCTGTGGGCATGAGTAGTAGTGAGAGAAATGATTTTCTAATTACAATGACAAGAGAATTGTCAGAAGATGCCGCTAATTACGGATTCACAGCACATGTATTCTGCCACTACAACAAAGCTCCAAAGGGAGACAAGCAGTGGAGTCAGGGACGCATACCGAGCAGTGACGATTTAGCAGGTAGTGGTGCTATGGCACAGGCATGTAACACAGCTATCGGTTTACAAATTTGGAAAGTGACTGAAGGAGAGGACATGGATTACTTGAACAACTCAAGAGTTCTACATATACTCGAAGACAGAGAGTTCGGTGTAGTAGCAGCGATACCTCTCAGATGGAATTCTTATACAGGTAAATTAGAGGAGCAACAAGATGATTGAGTTATCAGCAGAAGAAGTAGCGCTGAGAATTATCAGACTAGGCAATGATACAAGAACAAGGGAGCATGCGATGGCTATTATGAAAAGAAAAATGAATGCTGCTAGGATTATAGAAGATAAGAAGATTGAAGCACCAAAGGAGCAAGAGTGATGGAAGACAGCGATTTTAAAACAATGGTGATGAGTGCAGTGAATAAGCTACTAGCGCAAGGAGAAGCAAGCATGGAAGGGTTCTATAACGGATGTATGTACCGTAGCCCTAGAGGCTTATGCTGTATTATAGGCTTCATGATGGATGATAAAACAGCTAAAAAGGCTGATGATTTGGGGGAATCAACAGTGGAGTATGTAATAAGGGATGGGGTATGGGGCAAGGACTTATCAAACGCACAAGTTAACCAGCTTGTCAAACTGCAAGAGTGTCACGACACTGTTCACCACAACAAGCCATTCAATGAGGAGTTTATCAAGGGAGTTAACGCAAAACGTGATTTGTTGTGGGTAGCTCAGTATATAGGAGCAAGGGGATGAATAACCAAGAGATTTTAGCTTCAAACGCATTATCTATGCGTTCGCATATATTTGTGTTATTTCTACTGTAAATAAGCTGCAATTACCGCGAACGCATATACTATGAGGTCAGAATGCAGGTTACAATTACTGATACTAAGCAAATAGGGAAGAGTGATGAATAAAGAAGATTTAAGATTGTTAATAGCCAAAACTAAATCACAGCATGAGCGTTGGAAACGTATCAGTAATCAAACAGTTGAACAGTTGATTGATGCACTGGAAATATTAAGCAAGGAAAGGGAGGGAAGGGATGCTTGATTTAAAAAAATGGTTGGAGGTAAAGGATCACAGAGTGGAGATGGTTAAATCATTTGTCGAGGGCAAAACAATTTCTGAAATATCAGTAGAGTTTAATCGTCCTACGAGATGTGTTCAATACCACATGGGGGAGTACATGCCAAGTCAAGAAGACATTGACATTTTTAAACGCAAATTCGCAGCAAAGAAACTTAAAACAAAGAGGTACGAATGAACTATCCAGATAACATAGGATTTGATACTTCCGACCCACGCAGCCCTTTCTACATAGAACCACCTGAGTGTGACGAGTGCGGAGAGGAGCTTAGTATAGACGTAGACTGTGATGAGGACGGAGCATACACAGTAACACACTGCAAGAATTGTGATGATTGACCTGCACGAGGAGCGGAAGCTTGTATATAGTCTGCTATACAGGGCTAAGATACCTCACTTGATAAGAGAGGAGAAGTTCCAAGAGTTTGCTGTATATTTTTACGAGAATTATAATTATGATGATACGTATACTAAATCAACGTACATAGGATTGTTGTTTAGAAATTGGCTGACTTTGTGCGCTATAGAGTACAAGAAGAAATACAAAATCTTAAATCATTTGACAACTAATACAGATGATAAGAGAGCAGACTACTTGGATTGGGTTCAGAGTGATACTCAAGATTATAATGATGCTACGGAACAAGAGCTGTTTGTTTATTGCTCAGAGGTGTTCTCTAAATTCAAACCCTTGACACAACAGTATCTGTTACAGAAAGCAGGGGGAGGTAGGCTTAATGGTTCAGATGATCGTCTTGCAAGAGGTGTTGCGAAGGAGGATGGTGTAACAAGACAGGCTGTAGAACAGAGAATACAGAAAGATTTAAAAAAAGTTTTAAAAGACTTATAACATACACAACAACTGTTTGAATGGTGAGTATATGAAATTAGTATGTGACATAGAGGCTAATGGTCTTTACGAAGAGGCAGACACAATACACTGTGCTGTATTCAAAGATGTGGATACAGGTAAGGTGTATCGATTAACAAAGAAAGAAAGCATCATCAGGATGTTAGAGAAGTGTACGTATCTTATCATGCACAACGGTGTGGGTTACGATATACCTCTGATTAAAAAGGTATACGGGTACGAGTACAAGGGCAAGATATTGGATACAGTCCTAATGTCACGAGAAGTATATAAGAATAAGAAAGTGCCAGATCAAATGAAAGAAGACTGCAAGGCTGCTGGTAAAAAGCTTAGTGGTTCTCATAGCCTAGCAGCATGGGGCTATAGATTAGAGAGAGGCAAGGTCGAGCATGAGGATTGGTCTGTATTCTCAGATGAGATGATGCACAGATGCGTAGAAGATGTAGAGATAACGCATTTGCTGTACAGAGTACTGATGGGGTTAGAGCCTAAGTTCAAACTTCTTAATAAACCTTGGAACAAGGAAGAATTCCCTAGCAAGGCACTCTGGCTTACACATGACTTCATGAGGGTTATTAGTAGACAAGAGAAGCATGGTTGGAAGTTAGACATCGAGAGGTGTGAAAGAAGTCTACATCAGTTATCGAAGTGGATACGTTGGATAGATGTTGTATTAGAATCCCATTTACCTGTACTGCCCATCATCAAAGAAGACAGACTTGATGAGAATGCTGATAGCAATGGTTTTCAAAACCCATTCACTAAAGCTGGTGATTTCAATGTTAGGTTACAAAACTGGATAGACAAAGAACATATTGACTGGAATAGAGATACTATCGGTGGCAGTTTCTGCAGGGTTACATTCAGAAAAGTCAGTCTCAATTCAGATAAAGAAACAAAAGAGTGGTTACTAGCTATGGGGTGGCAACCAGAAGAATATAATTACAGTAAGAAAGAGGTAGATGAAGATGGTAATCCTAAGCGTACTAGTCCTAAGCTTAATTCTGATGATGCATTTATTGGTGTTGATGGTAAAGTTGGCAGACTCATTTGTAAAAGGGTTCAGTGCAGACACAGACAATCAAACATCCAAGGTTGGTTGGATAGGGTTCGTAGTGACGGCAGGTTGGAGTCTAGGATTAGTGGCTTTGCTGATACTTATCGTGTACGTCATGCAAACATAGCTAATGTTCCTAATGTCAATAGTTTCTACGGTAAGATTATGAGGAAGTGTTTCACATGTGAGGAAGGTATGGTGTTAGTCAGTGCTGATGCTGCTGCTTGCCAAGACCGTATGATTATATCAAGAGCAAGAGATGTCGGTATTAAAGACCCTATCTTTGAGGACATGATACTCAACGGAGACAAAGCTAAAGGTACGGATAGTCACAGTAGAGCAAGAGATGAGATTAACATTTTGTTTGCTAAGATGGGTATCAAACCTATCAATCGCGGTTCAGCTAAGAATTTCTCCTATGCTTATAAGTTTGGAGGAGGAGCTAAGAAGCTTGGCTTCATGGCAGGTGAGAAGAATGAAACGAAAGCCATAAAAATAGGGAAGGCTATTAAAGAAGCATTTGATACAGTATTCCAAGCTCAGATAGAACTACAAGAACACTTGAAGAAAGAATGGATAAAGAGGTCTAAGAAGAGGCAGGTTAAGTACAAGTGGAAGGGGAGAGAGCAGGAGAAGACAGAATACTACAATGGTCGTATTAAAGCTCTTGACGGGAGGGATGTGCTGATAAGGGATGAGAAGAATATACTTGTGTATACAGTACAGAGTGATGAGGCGTTAGTGATGCAACATGCTACAGTCTTAGCTAACCAAAGATTAGACGAGAAGTACAAAGATGGTATAGACTTTAAGCAAGTAGGCTTCTTTCACGATGAGTACACGTTTGAAGTTAGACCGCTGATAGCAGAAGATGTTAAGGTAATACTAGAAGAGAGTATTGCTATTGCAGGAAAAGATTTCAATCTTAATCTCCCTCAGATAGGGGAAGGCGAGATTGGTTATAACTGGAGTGAAATTCACTAGGGGATATTATGAAAGATGAGCACGGTAAAGCAGTGAGTGTAAATGCACGTTGTTATATAAGAGAAGAGGGGGAAGACGGGAAGTCTAGACTTATATTTGGTATTGTTACCAATGTGAGTAAGGAAGATTGTGTAGTCCGAGTCTATGATTACGGGAATATACATTCTAAGACAGTTAATAATGTTTTGTTATCAACAGGAGGTTAGCATGAGAGCACCAGATATATTTATTACAATCCAATCTATTGATGGATATACGTACAATATAAAAACATATGATGTTTTGAATATGGTAGAGTACAAGAAAAAGTTACGTGTAACGTACAAAGAAGGTAGTGAATGTAAATTCTTTATGACGTTGTTGACGGCTGAAGAAATACATGAAAGAATTATTAAGTTAGAAGAAGCTAATTTTAAATACACATTTGGAGAATAGTATGCCAGCAATTAACGGTAACGTAGAAGCACTAAGCATTAAAGAGATGGAAAAAGAAGATCAGTTCGGTAATACACATAGAGCCAGCTTAAAGATGGGTGATGACTGGTATTCGTATGGCTCTATAAAGCGAGAAGCCGTGAACATAAAGACAGGTAACTCTTGGACGCAGTTAGCCAAGGGCATGGAAATTGAGTTCATGTACGACCAAAATGGGGACTTCAAGAACATTAAGAAGAAGACATTCAGTATCACTGATGCTACTTGTGCAGAGCCTCAAGTGCAACCTGTACAACAATCAGCACCAGCTAGACGAGGCAACGTAAACCCTGCTGAAGTAGGGCAGTGCATGAACCTAGCGGAGTCGGTACTCGGTTATAGCGGTAAAGACCTCTTGAACCCTGAGAAGGTTACTGAAGCAATTGCTTGGTACAAAGAAGTACGAGTTCTATTTACTGAGTTGTATGAAGGTGTAAGTATCCAAGAGAAGGTTGCTAAGGTAGCTCCTCCTCCTCCTCCTTCTAACAACTACGATGATGATGAGGTGTAATTAAAACTAAACTTATACCCTTCGGGGTATTTGTTTTTCAATATACCCTTCGGGGTATGTTACATAACAGGATATTAAAATGATTGAAATAAAAAAAGCTATTTTTTCAGAAGATAAATACCACATAATTCTGGCTGGATTTTACATACCCTTTGATAAAGTAGTACTGAGTACTACAGGTATGTTGCAACTTCACAACAACGAGAGGTTTGTTTGTCTGATTAGCTACGAAAATGAGAAGGAAGTCTCAGACCTTATAAACAAAGAAGGTATCGAAATTACACCAGAAGTGTTACAGGGGGAAGAGTGATGAGCTACGAAGAAACGCTTGAAAGAGTAATTGCACGTTTAGATGATGAAGAAAAAGAGAAAGACAAGCGTATTGTAGAGCTTGAGTCAATGCTAATATCACGAACTAAAGAAGTTGACGATTGGATTTTACGTTACGACAAGTCTGGGACTAAGCAGCGCGACATAATACATGGACAGAAGATGCGCATTGCAGAGCTTGAGAACCCTTGGATTAGTGTTGATGATGAAATGCCTAGCGCGGAACACGCCATAGTTATTGTTGATTTTTACGGTGGTAACGTAGGTGTAGGATACCCGCACAAAGGAAAAATCCTAGACGAACCTATGGGCATGTTATTTAACGGTGTAACCCATTGGATGCCACTTCCATCACCACCAAAGGAGCAAGAGTGATAAATATAAACTTACTCCACATAAATGCCAGACTCCCTACTAAAGGTTCAGAGGAGTCGGCAGGGTTAGACTTATACACCGTTGACTCAGTGACGATACCTTCAGGACAACGTGCCTTACTACGTACAGGTCTTGCTATGTCGATACCAGAAGGGTATGTTGGTCTTATATGGCCTCGAAGCAAACTTGCTGCTAAGATGGGTATTGATGTTCTAGCAGGTGTGGTTGATTCTGATTACCGAGGAGAGGTAATGATTAGTTTGTTAAACACTGGGTTTGATCCTGTTGAGATTATGACAGGTGACAAAGTGGCACAGATGATTATCCAAAAGCATTACAGCGATATAGGAATAAACGTAGTACATAATCTAGATGATACAAAAAGAGGAAAGTCTGGAGTAAACTCTTCAGAGATGAGATTCAGATAACAAGAAGGAGGTCTAGATGAGTACACCACAGTGGTTCAGTAACCCTTATTCAGAACTCACAGCACAAGATAAAGTGGAGCAGGTTGAATATGAAAGAATCAGAGAAGAGCAAGAATCTAGCGATTGATGGGGACATCCTCCTCTATAGCATAGGTTGGGGTAGTGAAGATATTCAAGAGAGTTGGATAGTAGACCAAAGAATTGAAAACTTCTTTAATAACTTATTTAAGAACGTAGGCACAAGTAAGTACAAAGTCTACCTAACAGGTAAAGGTAACTTTAGAAGCGACTTGGCAGTAAGCCATAAGTACAAAGGTAATAGGAAGAAAGAGAAGCCTAAGTGGTACAAGTACATAAAAGATTACCTAATGTATATGTATAACACAGACTTAATAGAAGGAATGGAAGCCGATGATGCAATGGCAATGCACCTAACAAGAGATAAGGATGCTGTATGTTGCTCTATTGATAAAGACTTACTACAAGTCGAAGGCTGGCATTACTCTTGGAAGACACACAACAGGGATGAGATGCCCTTGCGTTATGTCGATTACTGGGGTAAGTTAGAGAGACGGGAGAAGAAGCTATATGGAGAGGGTGTGATATGGTTGTATGCTCAATCTTTATTAGGGGACTCAACAGATAATATCGTCGGTATAAAGGGGTACGGTAATGTCAAAGTCTACAACACGCTTAAAGATTGCAAGACGGAAACAGAGCTATACAATGTTGTCAAAGAAGCATATGAAGGACAGCATGGCGAAGAAGCCGAAGTTAAGCTGAAGGAGAATATGGACTTACTGTGGATGGTAAGAGAGCTAACAGATAGAGGAGAACCAATATTATGGCAAGCACCTATAATATCCTAAGCACTGAAGAATTAGAGGTACTAGATGAAGCTCTAGTGAGGAGTACAATGAAGACAATGGCCACTCTGAAACTAAGTGGAGAAGACTCTATAAATATGCCATCCTTCCTAATACAGTTAGAGGCTCTAGATAAAATAAGGGGTTTCACATGACCTTAAGTACAGACCCTTTATCCTTTGTTGTTTGCAATAAGGTTAGAGTCCTACCCGACAAGAGATTCCTTGAGCTAGGGGGTGAATACAGTGCTAAGAACAGAACCTTTTGGTACTTAGACAGAGCGATAGATACTACAAGTAAGCCAGTACTATGGGAGAAGCCTAATGAGTGATGCAACTTTTATGATGGAGCAAAGTCCTTTTTGCACAGGGGATACACGTATAAGGAAAATAACCAATAAAGCAGAGTACCACGTAGATTTTCATTACTTTGATTACCGTGATGGGGAGGAGTTCTGGGAGAGCGAGGCGGTATTCAAAACAAGAAAGGAAGCTATCGCCTATGAGGACGGAGGGTGGAATGTGTAAAATACAAAAACTGAAGTACAATGAAGTATCTGTACTCAGAGGA